TATAAGTTAACTTTGTACCAGTTCTCATATTATGACCAGTTACAGTAAACACATTCGTTGTTTCATTGATATTTGCTTGAGTAATCGTTCTTGCAGTTGGAGCTGCAATTGTTACACTAGGTGCAGAACCACTATAAGTGTTACCACCGATAGTTTCTAAATTACCTAAAGTTGTTGTTCCAACATTTACACTTGTTACGTTATCAACAGCAGCGACTGCCTCACCAGCTGTGATACCAAGAATATTTGCATCAATAACACTACCATCACCACTAATTGGTGGTCTTGTTACTGTACAACTTGAACCACTATTTGTAGACTCTCCAAATGCAGAAGTAGCGGTAAATGCTTTAGTTGATGTACCAGAAAATGACTGTGCATTATTTCCAGTTCCAGTTAGTGAAATAACTGAACCACCCTCAGTTGCAGATAATGTGACTGCGTTTGCACTAGATACAGCTTTTACAAAAAAGATTGTATCGTCAGTTAGACCAGTAATTGCAGTTCCACCATTTGCTTGATAGACAACTTCTTGGTTTGCAACAAAACCGTGGTCTGTAATTGTAATTGTATTAGCAGATGTATCGACAGCAGATGTTGCAACAGTTCTATTTGGTTGGATATCTTTTACCCTTACCTTATCACCGTTATCATCAATGACGATATCACCCACTTTAATTTCGGATGTATCTGCACTTGAATTACCTTGTACAATTGCACTCGCATTTGTAAAAGTGTAAGCACCACTTAATGCAGAACCATCATTCATACTCCATGAGCTCATTTTTTTCTCCTCGTTATAGTATATACTACATCTATTTATGTTATTTGAAACCTAACTTTTTCAACTCTGCAATAGTATTACTAGATGAGGTATGATGAATTCCGATTCCACCTCTTGCTTTAAACTCATTAATATTTTTGATGTAGTCATCAATTAACAAGTTAGGTTTACCATCTTGTGTCATTGCAAACTTTTGTTTATCTTCTCTTAACACAAGATGAATTCTACTTCTTTGAGTCAACTTTGCATTTTTTCTCAACCAATCTAACTTACCCTTTCTTGAGTTCGCATCTTTAGTAGAATATGCAGACAAAATGTGTGCATCATATTTATTAATAAATGTCCACATTTTCTTTGACCCAGGCATCCATTCTAAGGAAACCCAGAAATCTTTCTTTGCAGATATAGTCGGCCATCTTTTCGTCTTATCTGCTTTTATAAAGGATGTTCCAAGAACTTCTTCTGCACCCTTTAAAAAATCACACAATACCATATCCATATCACAATAAATTGTTGGTAAATCCTCTACATTTTCTGTGATACTTTTAGTATATAATACATCATAAAAATTTTTCACTTTACACCTTATTCTTTTCGTTTTTAATCTTTGGCATTTTTGGTTTCATATCAACTGGAGTCATTTCTTTTCCAGTATCCGTCATCTTCTTTTTACCATGTTCTTGTTCTTTTGTCAAGTTTTTCTTTTTTTCTTCATCATCTTTTTTTGAGTGAGCATCTTCACCCCACATCTGTAAAACTGCATCTCTCAAAGAACCTCTTTTAGTTTCAAGATATCTTTGTCTTTGATGTTCTACATCTTCTTTATTGATTGCTTTAGATATTGCTTTACGTCTTTTATGTAAAAACTTATCTGTATCATCAACATCACCATCATTGTCGATATCTTTATCTTTTCTATCTGCAAATTTCTTTTTGACAGCTTTTGGATTTACTGGGTCAAGTTTCTTTTCTTCTTTCTCAACATCATATGTTTTACCAGCAATTGTAAAAGTTTTTTCACCTTTATCTCTTGCATCTTTTAATTTTTTACCAAAAAGATTTCCCTCATCTGGTTCTTCTTTTTTCTCTTTTTCTTTTTTTGCAATCGCAATCGCAGCTTGTTGTGCTGGATTTTTTGCTTCTTTCCACATTTTCAAGACGGTATCTTTTAGTGATAAATTACCATCAGTTAATTTTTCAGACATTTCTTTCCCCTTTTCATCAATTGCTTTCTGTAAATCTTTTGCTTGACCAGCGTGTGCATCACTTGCCTTTTTAAGTTTTCCAATAATCTTTTTTACCTTTGGAATATCTTCATCATCCAACTCTTCTGTTTTAATTCTCTTTTGTTTATGTCTAAAAGATATAGTAGATAATCTTTCTCCCTCATCTGCATCTGGATACATTCTTACAAATGTTTCTGGGTCATTTCTACCAATCAAGTCCATAACTGCTTCAAGTGGTTCTGTATCCATATTATAAATGAAATCTCTAAGTTTCATTCTTGATTTAGGGTCAGATGCTTGAACATATAATTGTTTTGCTTTTTGAAAGGTCTTTTTATCTATTCCACCAGATTGAATAAGTTTATCAAATGCTTTTGCACCTTTTTCTTGTGGTCTAGTATCTTTGAAAGAACCAGGCTTGTATGACATTTCATCAAGTTCAGTTTCTTCAATAATACCTAAATCCTTCAACTCTTTTGGTGTTTTTGCAAGTGCGTTCATTTTCTCTAATGTCTTATCAGTAACTTTCTTTTTGATAGGGTGCATGGTTGATTTAGTTCTTCTTGCAATATCCATTGCATCTCTTTTATCAGATGCATATCCTTGAACTTTACCTTGCATATTAATTAGGACATATTTTTGCACTATTGCTTCATCAAGTTCAATTTCTTCATGCATCATAGTTGCTGGGTCGTAGACTCCTCTTTTGATAGATTTATCAAATGCATAATTAAATACATTGTTAACTTTGTCTTTTGGGCCAACAAAAACATATCTACCAGCTCTTTTGTCTGCTGGTGTTGGTGAACCTACCATTACTTTTTCATCTTTTGATTTGTTTAGTAAATCTTTTAGAAAGTTTCTATCTTTTACATCTTTTACAAGAATCTTAATATCCTTTTCAACAAGTGTTTCTTCTGTTACTGGAACTAAAAAATAATCTCTAAGTTTATTCATACTATTAGATGAAACTGCAAGTTTATTAGTCCACCAAGTTGGAAGTGAATCCTCTGGACTCATAGTTTGTAATTTACTATCTATTTGAGTTGCATCCTCTGTAATTGTTTTACATTGTCTCATCGCTGATGCTACGTCAGAATGTCCATCTTCATCAAGTTTAGCAGGAGTATGTGTGTAACCCATTTTTGAATATTTGTCATGGTCATCTGGTGTTTTCGCAACTACAGATTTACCAGTTTTTGGGTCATACATTTTATGTGGGTAATCTGCTTCTTCTTTTTTTGATACTCTCATCGCTGGTACTAATCTAATCTGTCCTTGTTTGAACATAAAACCAACATCACCTTTATCTTTCATCAACAATGCAGCTGCATCTTTCATATCATTTCTATCAACAGTAACTTCGTGTTTTACGTTTGAAGGTAGTTTAAATATTCCACCTTTTTGATTGTAAATATGAGTAAATCTTATCTTACCAAGTATTTTTGATAATTGTGCATTTACTTTATTTGACTCTGCTCTTGACACTTCTTGAAGTGCTTCACTCATTGTTTTTGCATATCTAGTCATATTACTTTCCTTAGTTATCTACTTTCGCACCAGCTCTCCATTGGAAACAACTCCAATATCTTGCCTTATGTTTAGGGCCTGGGTTTGTGTCACATTGATGTCTTGCACGAAAACTTTTTCTTGCAGCTGGGTCATCACGATTTATACTCATATTAGGGTCACCAAAAGTAACTTTGACAACATTACCCTTGTCATTTTTTACATAAACTCCAAACTTTTTTTTTGAACCAGTTGGTAATCTAAATGGGTCATTCAATTTGACCTTTCTACCTTCATACTCTGCTTCAGTAATTATATGGTCATACATACTTTCTGAAAGTTTTGATAACATCCTTTCGTATGTATTATTTAGGTTTTTTTCCCATTCATCACCATATCTCTCTCTATATGATATTCTAGTATGTTCATCATTATACCATTCATCAATTGACTCTTTCTTTGCTTTTTTCTTCTTTTTATATCCACCAGCTCTTATTTTTGCTTGTAAATCTGGGTCTGCTTTACCACCAGTCACCATAGAATTTACTCTTGCAAAAGCCCATTGTTGTGGGGTGGTGCCTGGTCTATGTCCAGTTTTCCAAGCAGCCATACCTCTATCATAACTCTTCTTTAATATACCATATGGTATTCCAGTCTTTTCTGATTTTGTAACAAGACCAGCAATCTTTTCATCTATTACTTCAACCTCTTCACCTTTTGCTCTTTGCATTTGTGCTGGTGTAGGTGCTCCTTTCTCACCCTTTTTTCTCATTCTTTCACCAGAACCTTGTTTAATTCTTTGTCTTTTCTTATGAATGTTTGCCCATAGACTTTCAGTAATATCAGTTCTACCAAATCCAAGTTTAGGTTCACCCTTTGTCATAGAGGTCAAATGTAACTTCATATATTTGTCAACCTCACTTGCGATACCCATATCTTCTGCTTTAGTCATAATCTTATCATATAAAATTTCTGACTTAACTTTTTGTTCTTCACTTGCACCACCAGCACCCATTGCATCTTTTTCCATTTTGTAAAAAACATCTTGCATCATTGTAAGTTCCTCTGCACCCTCTTTATCTGCGTGTTTTTTCATAACTGTTTGTGCAGAACCACACATATGGAAAAATTTAGTTGTGTAATTACCTACTGTGATTTCATGTTGTGATTGTTCTTTTATATCACCAATCTTTGCACCAGGCGAGTTCAATACATAATTTGAATTTTTACCTTTAAATACTGGTTTACCACTTTTCTTTACTAAACTTTGCATTTTAGATTTACTACCACTTGCAACAATCTTTCCATTTAATACATGATGATACATCGCTTCATCTATATCTGCTTGAACATCAGCAGCAAGTTTTTGTAAATTCTTTCTTCTCATAAACCTTGTAACACCAGCTTGTCCTTTTTTTGGTATTAATAAATTTTTAAGTTTTTTATCTTTTTTTAAAGTTGATTTTTCTTCCATATCATCTCTCGGTGCTGAATATGGGTCTACTTCTTTAGCATGGTCATAGTAATCTTTTCCTATTTCATAGGATTCTTTTTTATCTTTTGCATCTAAATAAGCTGCGATTGCCATATCTCTAATTTTTTTATCTGACTTACCTTTAAACTGTGGTGCATCTGATTTTCTAAAGTCTTTTATATAATCACCAGCATCTGCATTTTTACCAAGTTTTTCTCCATACATCTGTTTGAACTTCTTGGTATATTGAGATGGTTTTGTCTTTGCACCCTTATCCCCAGGCGCTGGTTTGTATGCATTAGGGTCATCATCATCCATTTTTGCTTGACGATTAAATTGTCTTGCTCTTGCGACTTTAGTAGACTTCTTCATATCTTTTTTATCACCAACACCTTTTGCATAATATTTTGCTGGTTGTGTACCTTTAATATCTTCAATATCTTTTTCTTGTTTTACTTTTGTAATTTTCTTTTGTTCATCTACTAATTCTATATCAATTAAATCTTTCTTTTCTTCGATAAGATTTGATATCCATTCTCTTTTCATACCATCATTTGTTTCAATGACAACATAGTTAGTTCCCTTACGAACAATCTTACCCTCTAATCCATCTTTTGTTGAAACATCATCATTAACATTAAATATCTCACCACGAATGTAAGAGTCTCTTAATATTTCTTCAAATGACCAATTAGTTTCTTTTAGATTCATAAACTGACGTATATCTTTAAATAACTTTTCACCTTGTTTGAAACCTTTAGGTAATCCTAATTTAAAACTATCGTAATCATTATCTATCGCAGCTGCTCTCATTTTAGATGCAGACATTCCCTCAACACCCTCTGCATCTGGGTCACGCTCTCCAGCAGATAATACTTTAATAGTTTCAAAATCATAAAAACCATGTCTACCTTTCACACCATTATACTTCATTAATAATGATGTAAACTCTTTTACTCTATCTGAACCAACAACCATTACAACATCTGTATAACCTAGTTTTTGTAATTCAGTTGCAATTTCAAAAACAGTTCTTGATTTACTTGTCATAATATTTCTTGCATATCTTGGGAACATTTTTTTCATATATGCAATTTTTTTCGCAACTGGTAATGGGTTTTTCTTTGGGTCTTGTGAATGAGATGGAAATACCATTACATCTCCACCTTGGGATGCAAGTGCTTTTATTAGTTTTTCGTGTCCAGTTGTTGGTGGATTAAATCGGCCAAAAGTGAAAGTTGCTTGTTTTGGACTTTCGTATAATTGTGATAATGTTTTCATGATGAAAGCCTCGCTTTCTTTGCTGCTTTTGCAGCTTTGACTCTTGCTGGTTCTTTTGCTTTAATTTTAAGAAGAAGTTTTTTAGCAATCTTATCAATTACTTTCCTTTTCTTTGCAACAATCTTTTGGTCAATTTGTATTCTTTTTTGTATTGGTAATTCTTTGTAGTCAACATTACCTAATGCTCTTTTAATTACCATTTGTTTTGCTTGTCTTTGTGCAGACCTTCTTAATGCATCTGGACTTCTTCTTCGTGTCAACATTCTTTGTTTTTTCATTTTGACAGAAGCTTTCCTTGCAAGAAGTTTCATTCTTCTTGCCATCTTTCTGCGAGTTTGCATGGCTTGAGCTGGAGTTTGTTTTTCGTCAATAGAATTGACTTCGGTGTATAATTCAGTTAAAGTTTTCATTTGTCCCATGCCTTTATCGCAGTAAAATTATTAAAACTAAATTCCATTCTATCAACTAGTTTTACTGCATCACCAGATACTCTATCAATTGCTACATAACCCTCTGGGTTGACCACTTTATATCCATTTGCAGTTCTAATAAAAGTATCTGTTAAACCTTTAACACTATTTAGTTTTTTTACTATTTCCATCTTTGCATTGACTAAATGCATCTGAAATGCAGTAACATTTACTAAATTGGGAGTCATTTTCTTAAATTCTCTTACATATTCATTCTTCTTTGTTATGAGAACATCTTTTGACTTTTGTGTCTTTAATTTATCAATCTCTTTTTGAAAATGGTTTTCTACATGAGTAACATACTTATTTGCATGACCTCTTGGGTCTTTTACTGCTTGACCTTTTCTAACATAAGTATTATTATATGTTTTGAAACTTGCACCAACTAATTTACCAGTTAAAGAGTTTTGTAGATTTAAAAACTTTTTAAGTAATGGTGCGTTTATTCTTTGAAATGTTTTACCAGTATTTGATAAATGTGCAGTCACTTTTGCAGTCTCAGCAGCAGTCATTGTTGCACGACCAGATACATCTTTGTAAGTTGCATCATCCATCCAAACAGATGGTGTCTTTTTTAAATTGTTTATATTTGCACCAAAAGATGCTTTCATTCCTTGAAGAGTATCACCAGAATATGTTGTATGCCAAACAACTCCAATCTTTGATTTGTTCATAGTTTTACCAAGTTCACTATCAACTGGTACTGCATATACGATTGTATTTGGTTGAAATGTGTAATATCTTACACCGTCAATAGTTTTTGATTCTAAATCAGTATACATCAAATCACCTTGAAGTACACCTTTAATACCTAACTTTGAAAACTCTGCAAGTGCGACTTTAAATTTTGCGTTTAAATCACCAGATAAATCTGCATCAATCTCTGCATCAGACTTGTATAATTTAGGATTGACATTAAATACTGATTTCTTTGCAACAAAAAACTTACCATCTTCTGGGTCTTGACCAGCAAATATTGCAGGCGCACCATCCCACTTTACAGTCATATTTACAGATGACCTAGCACCACCAGCTAACATATCTCTTAACGATTGTATAAAGTTAATTGCACCTCTACCCCCAGGCACACCAAAATTTAATATTTCATCTTCGATATGTTCTAAGTGAAGATTTTTTCCTGCTTGTTCTAATAACATTAAAATCATTTTACTTTAAACCCACTTGTTGTAATATACAAACTTTTACCAGACCAACCACCAGCGGCTCTAGTTCTTAAAACTATGGGTGCAGATATAACCTTACCTAAAGGTCTATAACCAAATGCAAGATTAAAAGTTTGACCTTTCTTATCATAACTTGTTTTAATTTGTGATAAGTCTGTAGATTTCTTTGTAAAAAATATTTGTCGTTGTTCTTCGTCTGAAGAAACATCTTTAATCTTAGAACCCTTTTCACTACCAATTAAAAGTTTATAAGGACAAGGTGTTGCATCTGGGTCATCATATGTATAATAACCAACAGTATTTAAGAGATACACCATGTTTCTAGAATCTGATATGTATGTAGAAAATGCAGTTATCAAATTGTTTCTGAATTTATAATAAAAATCATCTGCATAAAACTTTAATCTATCTTTTTGAAATGCACGAGCAAGATTTGCAAACGCTCTCTTTGAAGAACTTTCACTAAACCTTTCTCCAGCGATACTAAATGCTTTTATAGCTTTATGTGCAGTTGGTGTTTTAACATCAATTGTTGCAGCTGCATCATTCCATGCATCATCAATCATTTTTTGAATATTTAATAATTGTTTTCTATCTGAAAGTTTAGAATAAAACGCAGTCATATTTGTATTAATTTTTGGTGTTGCATCTTTTCCAGCTGCAATCTTATTGGAATATCCAACATAATTACCATCAGATAATTTAACAATAACGTCAGATGGATTCTTTGCACCTACACCATCTGGTTTACCTCTAGGCACCCAAAAAACTTTATCAACTGTATTTGGTAAATCTTTAGTTACTGCGAGTGAATTTTGATATCCTATTTCAATATCTCTATCAGCAGTTTCATCTCTATCTATTAATTGAATTAAATCTTCATATGTTACATCTTGACCCTCACCATTTAAAACACCAGTTTTGCCTGTCTTACCACCAATGTCTGATTGAAAAGTTTTAGGGTCTGTATAATCTTTATGAAGAAGAAAATATACTGTCAAAAACTCATTTACATTTGATGATGCAGTTGAGTCTTTTCTAGTCTTTTGTCCAAAGTGAGCTTTTACTTTTGATTTTGTAGTGATAACATAATAGTTAGTATCTTGGTCATCTAAATTTATTTGGAAATGATACTTACCACCATAATTTTTTACTAATTCACCAGAACCAGTATCTACATTTTTATACTTTATAACTCCATCACCAACTGATGGTCTGATATCATCTTCTGGAATATCAAGAACGTAAAAGGGATTAAATGTCCCTCTACTCTGATAATCTGGAGAAACTGTCAATTCTCTCAGATATGTTTTGAATCTATCCATTGTCCAAATTCTCCATATACATATTCATTATTTATGTTTCAAGAAATTTGGATAACCTTTATCACCAAAAGGTTTGTTTTCATTTAAGAGATTAGATGTTTTTTCTGCATCTTCTTTGAAGTCATAAACTTGTATGACTGAGTTTGAGGGAAGTTCTATTACTTCCCATTTTTTTGTGTCAACATTTATATCGTAATAATACTTTACTTTATAGGTTTTCTTAAACCTTGAGGTCAGAGAATTTCTCATACTTTTTGCCTTTTCCAGCAAATGGTGTATTATCGAATACGACTTCATCTTCCTCTTGTCCACTATCTACAATATCTTTCTGTGCTTGTTGTTCTACATCATACAATCTCATTTTAGCTCTGTCAATACCTAAAATGAATCTTTTATTAACAGTTGGGTCATTGTATCTATTCTTCAACTGTTTGACACATATCTGGTTTAAGTCCTCAAGTTCCTCTGTAGAGATAAGTGCAAACATAAGGTCAGCCGTAGCAGGTAGACCAAAACTTTCTGATGTATCTTCCAACCCAATGTCGCTTGACACAAATCCACTCCTAGTTGTTTGTGTCGCTGAAACAATCGGTACATTAGTTTCGACTGCAAGACCTCTAAGTTCTTCTGCAATCGCTTTGATATAAAAATATGAACCGACATTTGCATTTCCTCTAAATCGTGATGATGCACAAATATTCAAATAGTCAACAAAAATAATGTCTGGTCTAAAACTTCTCTTCAATGCGAGTTCTTTTATTAATGACCTAAAGTTACCAACATGAGCAGATGCAGTTGGATATTCTTTTATAATTAACTTTCCATTTGTCTTTTTTTGTATCTTTGTAAGATAATTTTCAAACATCTTCTTAGGAAGTGTATGTAAATCATCTATTGTTATATTCATGAGATTAGCATCTATTCTTTCTGCAATACGTTCCTCTGCCATCTCAAGTGTAATGTATAATACGTTTTTTCCTTGCATCAATACAGATGATGCAACATGACACATAAACAAACTTTTACCTACACCAGTTCCAGCAAGTGCAATGTTTAGTGTCTTTTGGGGTAAACCACCCTTTGTAATCTTATTAAAGTAATCTAAATCAAACTTAACTTTATCTTCTTTTTTATGATAAAAGTCATATCTATTTAGTCCATCTTCAACGTAATCATGTCCTACGGTCAAATCAAACGATACTGCGAGTGCATCTGATAATATTGATGGTATTGCTTCTGGTGTTCTTTGTTTATCTTTACCATCAATAATTTTTATTCCATCAAGGACTGCATTGTATATCGCTTTGTCTTTACAGAACTTTTCTGTTTCGTCATGCAACCATTGAAAGTCAACTTCTGTTTTATTGAGTGAACCAATAAGTTCAACAATTTTTTGATATTCATCATCTGTTAAGTCCTTTCGATTGTCAACATTTATTGATAAAGCTTCTTGTGTTGGTAGTGAATTATATTTTTCTAAAAACTTTTCAATCTCTTCAAAGACAATCTTTTCATCACGATTAGAAAAATAGTCTGATTTGATAAATGGGATTACTTTCCTACAATAGTTTTCATTATGTATTAAATGTGTTAGTGTTGTTCTTTCAATTGTCTGTGTTGACATATTGTAACTTTCCCTCTTCTAATTGATTATCAATGACATCACAAAGTATATCACCCATTAAATTATAAAATTCTTCACCGAAGAAATCTTCTGGTAAACCATTTGAGTCTAACAGTTTCCATTGAAAATGTAAAGGTAGTCTACCATCTGCATTTTCTTTTTCACCGAAACTGACTTTCCCAAACTGAAAGACTACTCCTTGATATTTTCCTGCTAATTTAGTTAGACCGATACCAGTCCATTTTTCAGTTGTATTCTGAACAAACTTATACTTATCTGTGATTTTAGTCATCTGTACCGTTTAGTTCTGTAACATTACCATACTTAAATTGTTTCATTGCACATTCATCTAACTGTTTCATAATATCCTCAGTAAAGTATTTCTCTGGGTTATTATTGATTGTCTTAGCATATTGTTTAGAACCGTCTGGTAATTCAATACGAGTTGATACTTGTTTAAAAATACCAAATTGTACTGCAAGGTCAAGTAATCCATAATATCTGTCCAGACCTTTTTCATAAGTCAAACGAACATCTACCATTTTATTTTCAATGGTCAATCTTGACTTTTGATTTTTACAATGTACAATATTACCAATCACTTCAGAACCATCTTTCTCTTTTTTCTTGGAAAGATAAATGATAGTTGAAGCTGCATATTTCAATCCAGAACCACCACCCATTTCTTTTGTTGGAAACATAGAACCTACAACATCATAAGTATGATTAGTTACAACCATAGGAACTTTTGCACGACCAAGTTTCAAAGTCAATACTCTAAATGCAGCTTTTAGAACTTGAGCACGAGTCATATCTCTTGTTTCTTTTCCATCAGCAGTATCATCAATTTCTTTTGTAGTAGATAACATACCCATACTATCAAGACATAACATGATAGGTTTTCTATCTGATTCATCTTGTTCAAGATATTTGTCGAGTACTTTGATTGCTTGTGTTCTAAACTCTT